CGATGGTTATCAAGTTCCTGGCCTCTGGAGTGAGACGACCCAAGGTCTTCAGGAATTTAGCGGGACCACCTTTGCCCGATAAATGCACGTTAATCTTAAATCCGTGATCATGCCAGGTAGAACCATAGCCCATCCAACGAGCCATGTCTGCATGATATTCAAATTCTAGTATGCTACGTTCCACAATCTCGTCGCTCTCGCTGGCCAACACACAAAACTGTCCAGGGTGGAAACTCAGTCGCACACCCAGTCGTCTTGCAGATTCGCCTATGGGAGCAAATATCTTGGCACAATGGTCTTGTATCTCACGACGTTGCCACCAGTCAATCCAATCTTTCTCAGTGTAGCCTTGTAGCATTTCACTGCCCAGGCGCACCATTCTACGACCTTCAGGTAATGTGGCCACACGCTCGATCATTTTCACAGCCGCTGACGTATTGTGATTCATGATGTCCCACTGACGTTGATCTGCGTCTTCAGGATGTTCACGCAACCATCGCATGGTAGTGGATCTGCCGTTTAGTTCACGGTCCTTTGCATTGACCTTCATGCCCCCACATTCGCTAGGGTCATTGAGCCATTTGCAACAGAATCCCACCTTAAAATTTGTCATTTAGTACCATTTGCAACAGTTTAGTATAAATAATATTATATAGGAAATCAAATATCTTGTCAAGAAAAACTCAAACTTTAAGAAAATACCACATTGTGTATCAAACAAAAAATACTGTAAACGGAAAGATATACATCGGATGTCATTCTACAGACGTCATTGAAGATGGGTATATAGGATCAGGTTTACTATTAAAACGTTCTCTTTATATGTATGGGCGTTCAAATTTTGTTCGAAAGGTACTTTTTGTATTTAATAATCCCACCGAAATGTTTGCTAAAGAAAAAGAGTTAGTAAACGAAGAGTTTGTCAATAGGCAGGATGTATATAACATTATGCTAGGAGGAAACGGTGGGTTAAACAAAGGAATAATTGGTCAAAAACGATTATATCACCCTGTAACTAAAAAAAGAATAGTGGCACACAAATCAGCAGTAGATAAACTTTTATCAGAAGGATACATATTAAAATCAGGCTGGGGAACCCATACTGATCACATATACATTCATAAAGATGGACTGGTAAAGTCAATATTACTAACAGAGTTAGAACAGATGTTAAGTGACGGCTGGACTAAAGGAAGACTATTATCGCCTACTAGTGATAAAGTATGGATTTATCATATTGAACAAGATCGATATAGTTTGTGCGACCCAGAAGAAGTCGATACAATGTTAAGTAGTGGATGGATTAAAAAGAAATGGTCACCAATCCTCAAAGGAACAACATGTTGGATTAATAACGGTGCTACAAATAAACGTATTAATAAAGATGACTTAGAAAAATATAAATCTGAGGGTTGGCAAAAAGGGGCATTGCAAACACATTAGACGTATTGTAAAAATAGAATCTAAATCGAGTAGTCATACATCATTCGGTTGTATTAAACATGAGTAATTGTAACACATTTTTCATTCGATCGCAAGTGATATTTTCTTGGCTCCGAAACGGTTTGGCCAATTCGGTTGAGTGGTCGATCATGACCCACTGCTGTTTTGGGTAATCTCTTACCACTTGAGAGGCCAAACCTAAATAGTTAGTTCTGGATTCAGTTGGATTTTTTGGTTCGGTAAAATCAAATCCTACCATAAGAATCACATCCGCGGCACTGGCCACCAGGTGCATGCCCACAACATCATCATGTGAATCAACTGCATGAACAAACTCTCCACCGAATGCTCGCACACGCTCTGGCTTGTCTAGTTCATCATAGACAGACTGATGTATGAACAAGTTGCAAATGGCACTGTAACCTTGTGCAACCAGTTGGGTGGCTTGTGCGGTATCCCAACAGATCACATTGTCAGTTTGGTAGCCACGTTGGGTACGCCATGAGCCCCATATGGGCGCCACATTCTTTATGGCCTGTACATCTGTGGCAGGAGGTAGCAGGGTGTTTTCAGCAAACAACCAAGCAATGTTCATGACTCACGATGCAGGTCTAGTGTGACACAGTGGAATCCGCCACCTAGTGTACGTGAATGTCGTAGTTCCAATGGTATAACTTCAAATCGATAACTTTCTAAAGTTTTAATCAATTCAGTTTGTTTACGATCACAAATAACAGTGTGAGGATCAACTACCAACATGTTCATGCCTATCCATTTTGATGCATACGGATATTTATAAAAGTCCTGTGCCACCACATCCGTGACCCAAATTTTGTGCCAGCCTTCAAACACTTGCGGCACATTGTCAAACGTCACACGACTGGCATTGAGCATGACCAAACCCTCACGCAAAGGTACAATGGTTGAATCAATGTGTACTCCAGAATAGAAGTTGCATAATTCGATTTCAACGTCTGGGAATTGCTCACGCAACCAATCGTATGCTTTGCGATTGCCACTAGAAGATTCTAGAAATAGCATTTTGTCACCTAGTCTACAAACATTGGCAGCATCTAAAATCATGCCTTGGTTGCGTGGCATACTAATCACGTTAGCATCTGCAATTATATCATGATAACATTGTAGTTCCATGTCTCTGCAAGGGTACATCATGGCAGGATCAATCACAGTTGACCCGTACACAAGGAGCCTGTCACGTGGGCAATAATTGTACATACCATCGTGTGCTTGAAAGTTTAGCAGATCCGGACGTGCTACTTCTACGCCTAGGCTCATCAGGGCCGTTACAAGACTATCTAGATCTTCGTTGGTTTCTTCAATTATTCGTTGTGGAGCAGGCCCGCGTGGAACAGGCGATTCTTTCCAGGTAGTCTTTTCACCTTCTCGAGCAAATACAGGATCCATAACAGGCCAGTTGGCATCTGTGGCCGAACCCACCACAATCTTCTTCAGTGGACTCCACTCATTGCGACTTGATATCATAGTATTCCTGTAAGTTGTAGTGTGTAACGATCAGTTCTGCCCATATTGGCAGCCAGATGAGGGAAATCATCATGCCATGACACCCAGTCTCCGGCACGCCATCCGGTAATAGGGTTGCCTGCCATTTCACTGTAGTGACCGCTGTCCCAATCTTCAAGGTACACAATGGTACGTACCACTGTGGCAGTTGCAGGCACAGCATATATTTCTCGAAACTTGTTGTAGGTATCACTGTGCATGGGTAATACACAACCTGGAGTCATACGATACACACTCCAACTTAAATGTCGAAAAGGAAAAATGTCATTGAATCCGCGCATCCATTCAGGTTCGGGCATGCGCATGTCATACATATCCCCGGTGAACTTTTTTTGTGTGTAGCCCAGGCCGCGCCATTCGCTAAGGCTTACAGGGTCGTTGAATCCTTCATTGAAATAGGCTAACTCGCGATGACGTAGTCCCCACCACGGGTCAACATGACCTCGGGCCCAGGTATTATTTGTTACGGGTGTTACCATAATGGACCACAGTTAGTCCTTCAATGTTGGGAAGTTTGCGCCATGGGTCAACAATTACAGAACCTTTAGGAATCGCGCAATAAGGCAATGTATCGGGTTGATCACCAGTATACTCATATGTGATTTTGCGATTGTGTGCCCATAGCACAACAGCGGGACCTGCTAGTTCGGTGATAACTTCTGAAGGATCGTCTGCTAATGGATCTAGGTATCTCACACCAAATCCTGCTTCTTTCACATAGTGTCCAACTAGTGTAGAGTACGATCCAATGCAGTAAGGCACATCAGGCTTGTAGGCCTTGCCGTGAATCACAATGCTCATACCGTGTTGCTTGGCTTGATCAACTAGAAAGTGTGCAAGATTCTTTGCTTGAATTTCTCTAGCATGCATCACTGTATCGAACAAGTCGTAGCCGATGTCATATTCTTTGGCCAACCAACGAAGCGCAATATTGTCACGTGGATGGCAAGCGCCTGCATCGCCCATACCGGCTGTCATGTACTTGGGGCCCATGATACGCATGGTACTACGTGCCAATGCATCAGTGACCACGTCAACGTTGATGTGACCGATGCGCAAAGCAAAGTCTTGTACCATGTTGACCAAGCCAACTTTGGCACTAATAAATGTATTGTAGAAAATCTTGATTGATTCACACTCGTCCCAGGTGCCAATTTCGTAACGCGGATTGTTTTGCATCACTGTGTCATATAGGTCTTTGAGTTCGCCAGCGATACCATTCCATGCACCGTCTTCTGTGCCAATCATGATCATTTCAGGATTGACCATGTCCCATTTGACCGAACCCATGGCAATCAAGTAAGGGTTATATAAGAATTGATGTTGCTTGTCCAATAATGGATAAAACTTGCGGCGTGTTGTTCCAGGCAACACTGTGGAAATCAACACAACCTTTTTGGGTGATCGAGCATGTGTATTGACCTTGTGGATAGCATCAATCACGGCGTCATGTCCAAAGTCTTTTGGCTCCATGTGACTGCTTGGCACGGATCCGTCATAGCCTTCTGCATGTGGAGTGGGCACAGCAATAAAAATCCATTCGCTTTCGTTGACCAATTCGTCAATATCACAAACTTTTACTGAGTCGCTGGTTCGTGGGTAAATATCATAGCCTCTGACTTCGTGTTTCTCGGCCATAACTTCAGCACAATCGAGACCCAATTTGCCAATCCCAATAAATCCAATCTTTTTCATATGAGTGTTCCTTTAGATAATCTATACCACTGGATCAACGGACTGTTATCTGCTCCAGCAATTTTATATGTATTCCAACCGCATGGTAGCAAAAAAATTTCTGATTTAGTTTGGCTAACATCATACAATTATGACAGCACCTATAAATTGCCCAGTGCTATTCTACACGATCAAGAGCCATTGGATTGGAACTCCTACAATTGCCCCGAAGAATATATAAATTTAGACCGTTGGAAAAAACTCAATAATTTAGAAATCGACAATTTACGATTTGAGTATTCTTGTAATTTTAATTTAAAATCCATGATACTTGCACTGTCATCGTGCATGTATGATCGTGATATTTTGATTCATTCAGAAAAAAATTCTGAAGATTTGATAAAATATCAACAAAATGGATTTGTTGGTGTACACTACTGGGCTCACGCTGTTATTGCAAGAGACTGGTATCGATTTGCTCAATTTGACACAAGATTGGATGCTGGCACACAACCATCACACAAATTCTTAATCTACTGTAGAGACTGGAGTCATCGACGTGAATACCGATTGAAGTTTTTGGAAATGCTGGTAGAAAATAATTTAGAACAAGATAGTTTAACAAGTGTAATGCACACCAACAGCGACAATGTGCATTTTTCACAACACAGATTTTCAAATCCTAAATTTGAACTGGCCAATACAGAATCTATTTCTCAAATTAAAAATAATACATTCTCCAGCGCAACCAGTGCAGATTATGACTACAGTGATTTTATCGATACTGAAATTAGTGTAGTTTTAGAAACTGTGTTTGACGACAGTAGAATACATCTAACCGAAAAAACTCTTAGGCCCATTGCTTGTGGCCATCCGTTTTTGCTGGCAGCAGGCCCTGGTTCTTTAGAATATATCCGAAGTTATGGATTCAAAACATTTAGTCCCTGGATCGACGAATCATATGATTTGGAAACTGATAGTGTTAAACGTTTGGAAAAAATTATATCGTCGATGAAACAGATACAACAGTTACCGGGTCAAGAATTTGAAGATTTTTTACAGGCAGTGAAAATCATTGCAGATTATAATAAAAAACATTTTTTCAGCGATCAGTTTTTTGATACACTAAAGTCTGAATTAAAAAATAATTTAGATCAAGCCTGGAAATCAGTTGCGCAGTCTCGAGGCAAACACTATTTGGAATTAATGAGATCGATAAGACGTCAAAATCTAATGCACCAGGTGCCGTTTCGTCGAGAAAAAACTCAATTTATTAGACAACTTCGACAGTCTTATCCAGTCGACCGGTCCAATCCTCAGGAAGATCCTGCTGTTTAAGATCTTGTATTCGTTGACTTAGTTCAATATAGAAACTGTCTAAATCCCCACTCCACTTGCTAATCAAATGTGCAATGGTATCTTCGCAATAACTCCAATTACGTTTTCTGTACTCTGCCATGAGATTTGAATGCGACTCTTTGAGTCGTTCTATTGCCGGCATTTCTTCTATAGGTACAGTTTCGACCACACAATATGCAGTGACTACCTCGTTTGTGGGCAACAAGTTAAAAGTATCCAACTCAAGCACTATATAGCGGTCGTGTGCTTGTTTTGCCATTTCTGTTCCAAATATTATGTTCATCCTATTTCCTTTTAAATATGTATCATGACAATGACATTTGATTTAATTTCCGACTTGCATTTGGAAACGTGGGACGAAGAACTGAACTTTTCAGGACAGGCAACAAGTCCAGTGTGTGTGGTGGCCGGCGATATCGCCAGAGATCATGCTCTAGTTAAGAAGTTCTTAAAACACGTTTCTGAATGTTATGCCGCAGTATTTTACATAGACGGCAATGATGAACATCGATTTCAATTGGGTGACCTGGGTGCCAGTTATGCAAAATTAAATCAATACATACGCAGAATTCCTCGTGTGACTTATTTGCAAGATAATGTTGTGGTGATTGACGGTGTGGCTATAATAGGAACCAATGGTTGGTGGGGATTTGATCTAGATGAAAACCTGGATATCGAAGGCTCCAAACAGTGGATGAAAGATCGTTACGAAGCGCGACACCCGGAAGTTGTGGTAGATACACAAATGATTCAAGATGCCAGCAGAACAGATGCGGCCTACTTGGTCAGCAGTATACAAAGATTACAAACTCATCAAGATGTAAAGAAAATTGTAATTGTGACTCATACTGTGCCAGAAGCAGAATTAATCAAGCATGACATAGATCTAGCACACAATTATGATTTCAATTGTATGGGCAACAGACTCATGCACCTGGTGCATACCAACGACACCGAACACAAGATACACACCTGGTGCTTTGGACACTACCACGGCACAGTGGATCGAATGCTAAATGGTATACGTTATGTCAACAACTGTCGTGGACGCGGTGATACACCACATCGAAAGCATGTGTACTATCCCAAGCGAATTGAAATCAATTGGTAACGTCAGGTTCGATTCTGACCTGAAGAGGAAAGTTTTGTGCCCTTGCACTTAGGGTAACTTCTCCACCCTTTTGTTCAGCAATCTCAAATGGCAGTACTGCCACTGTGGCGGCACCAGCATCATGTATATCTACTGTGATCTGTGCGGCTGTTTCTTCAGTGTAGCCAAAGAATTCTATCAAGGTTTCCACAACAAATTCCATTGTGGTTGTATTGTCGTTGAGATAAATCACACGATACAGACTTGGTTCTTTGACGGCGTTTTTTGTTCTAGTTGCTACGATAGTTTCTGCTTGCGACATTTCTTGTCCTTGTTTGTTCAGTAGCGGGACCGCCCCGCTACTGTATTTACACTATTATATTAGGAATTGTATGTGATAGCAATAGTTTTAGGCTTGGCTTCTTCTGGAACCTCGCGCTCAAGTTCGACTGCTAAAA